AGCCTGAATCTTTGCAGCCGTTTTTACTTCAAAGGGAACTGTTGACCATCCAAAAATACCGCGAACCCTTACAGATTGTGGCAGTGGGCTTGGGAAAACATAGGCACCTGTTGCAAGGATGCGGGTTAATGGCCATCCCCTTGAAGGGTTATTAACCGGCTCAAACATTGAATCGGTAGCAGTCCAAACAGTATCGTAGGTTTGATCAAAGTTATCATCTGTTGCAATCTCGCTGATGCTCACAAAATCATCAGTTGGCAAAACCCAATAGTTTTGAGGCGTGTAGTATCGAGTTGCAGGCGCTTGAACTGTTCCATCTGTATAAAAGAAACGGCCACAATAATCATCAATTTGGCGGCTTGCGGTGGCAATAGCCATCTCAATACTCGCATTTTCCATTGAATCTTCAATGTTCAAAGCTGATTTCACATCATTAAGCGTTGTATAGCCGTTAGTGATTGCCACGCTTTATTCTCGTTTCTACTTTGGGAATCATTGCGCGTTCCAATTCAGGAACGGCGGTAGTAGTTTCCTTTGATTTTACCTTAATTCTTAAAATTCTTTTTATGCGTTCCATATATCGTGCTGCCTATCATCTAACCAATAGTGCTTTGAGTGAGGCAAAATCGCGCCCGTGTGGGCGTAGATAGGAAAGCCAAGTGATCTAACGCGCCGGCAAAACTGTAAATCCTCACCAATCCAGTTTCCGTGGATAGGTCCATCCCAAAACCAACACCAATCTTGCCCCTGGTGTTCATCAGCTTCATCACGCATTTTTTCTAGCACGCTGCGATGAATCAAAAGGCAACCGGTGCCTGCTGCATCTACTTCAAATAGCGAATCTTTATCGTATTTGTTCAAAGGCAAAAAGCCTTCAGGTGCATCTTGAAAGATTGTTGGAACTGGTTGGGGGTATGGGAACCCTGTTTCAAAACTTGCAAATACTAATCCCGCCACAATCGGGCGTTCCTTTTCGTGAGCCGCTTCAACCAATTTATCAAAACTTGAAACTGGCAGTTGCTCATCTGAATCCATCATTAAGAGCCAATCAGATTTGGTTTCCAAGAATTGCTTAACCAACCGATTGCGTTGCTTTGATAAAAGCCCTGAACCCTTGATTCGCACAAAGGGGCCTAATCGAGATGCCCTAGATTGAGTAAGTTGAATCAAGCTAAATGCAAACCCGCCATCAACAGTACCTGGATCACAACTACCAATTGAAACTTTATGTGCGCTTTTCATAATCCCCCGATTAATTGAGAAGTGAAGGTTGGGCTAGTTGGGGGAAACTAACCCAACCTTCACAATTTTTAACTCTCTAGATTAGAAAGTTGGTGCTACCAAACCGGTGCCTGAAATGATTGAGGCAGCGAGTGGGTAACGCTCTGCTGAGAAGGCACCAAAGCCGTAAACAACAGATTTTACAGTGAGTGAACCAGCGCCTGTTGCATCAAATGAGAGTGCAAAAGGTGATCCTGGTTGTTCCCAAAGGTGCATTTCTGGTGCTGCAACGCAGTAGATTTCATCCTGGTTTGTTGCTGCGCCGTATGTTGTACCAACATTTGCATCAGTGATAACTGGAAGGCCAAGGATTGTGTAACCTGAGTTGCCATATCCTGGAAGTCCAGCGCCTGCTGCCATTGCGTTCATTGGGCCATTTCCTGTTGGAACTGCCAATGGGCGGCCTGTTGTGTCGCTTGAAGCAAGAATTGCTGCAAGGCGGCGTGGGTGCATAATCCAGTGTGTTGGAGCGATGAAAACATTGCTCTCAATTTGCTGATACGCATCTGCCAACTTTGAGTAAAGAAGTGCAGTTGTTGGTGTTGTAGCGGTGTAAGTGATTGCGTTTCCACCTGAAGCGCGGATTCCCTTGAACTGGCCGTTTGAGCCTGTTCCGTTAAGAATCTGAGCATCTACAGTTGTGTGCCAAGAGCGAATGAGATCTGCTACAACGAATGTATCAATACCTGTTCCGCGCTCGATTGCCTGCTTGCTGAGATCCTGCTGGCCAGCAATTGTACGCACCGGAATAGTGAGCAGTGTATCGTCAGAATCAGTTTCAGAAACTGAAGTGTTTTGTGTTTCCTGAACTGCAGTAGATGTTCCAGTGGTCATACGGCTGATGTTTAGCGTCATACCTGAAGCTGGAAGTGCGTGCTTTGATGTTGCGAAATCTGCAGTTGGGCGGCCTGCGCGTGCATAAGGTGCAGCGAGATCAACCAAATACTGAGGAACAACTAGGCCCGCAAAGTTTGATGTATCAACATCACGGCGCTCAATTGATTCTTCGCGTGTGTGGCGTGCTAGGCGCTCTTGCGCTGAGTAATCGCCACGAATCTGAGCAGCGTAAACATCCTTAACGAATGAAACATTTGCTTCAGGTGTGTATGTGCGGGCTTCGCGTGTAACTGTTGCTCCGCCTACCTTTGGTGCTACAACTGCTGCAACTGAAGCGCGAACTTCAGCAGCCTTTGCATCTGCAGCAGCCTGTGTTGAGAACTTTTCAATCTTTGCATCAAGTGCGCGTGCCTCTTCAACGAGAGCATCAACCTTTTCGGTTTCCTCTGCAGTAAGATCGGTGCGCTCTTCGGCAGCAACTGCCTCTAGAACTGCATCCATTTCAACCTTAACTGCATCACGGCGCTCAAGAGCAATATCAAGATATGACTTAGACATTTTTCTCCAATGAGTGTTTTGATTTGTGAGGTGGTGGCGATGCTCTCCACGGCGCTTTTAGGGTGTGGGATTCGCTCCGGCTTCAATCTGTTAACGCTTTGCTAACAGAAACCTATTTTGTGTTGTTGATAATTGCTTTTGCTAGGCGTAGGGAAATTGAACGGCCTGCAGTAGCGTTTGAATCTGCCGATTCTAGCTCAAGTTCAGGCTCTTCGACTTCAATTTCCTCTTCAGGCTCTCCACCTGTAAGCATTGCCATCATTTCAACGGCCTTCATAATGTAATCGTGGCCTTCGCTTAAATCTTCAAAAATGGTATTTAGCACAACCAAAGATTCGCCTGTTACTTCACGGCCTTCCTTAATTGCTTCAATTGCATTGCGTAATGCTTCGCGTGCCTCAACACTTGTTGTTGGGTAGGCAGGATAAGTAACCACTGAAACATCTCCATCTGCTAGTGAAACTTCAGTAAGGGTGCGAACCGAACGATCATCATTCCACTTTTGGCGAATGACTCGGAAAGCAAAACTCATCTGATCAACATCTCCACGCTCAACCAACTTATACAAATCACGGCCTTCATTTGTATCTGCAATTACTGCATCCATAAATAGGCCACGCTCATCTTCAGTGAGTGTGAGAGTTCCATTCTTAGTGCGAGCCAAAGGCAAACCTTCGTGATTTATGAGAAGGCGTACATCCGGTGTTTCGCTCAAAGTCTTGCGAAATGCACCAGGGGCAATTGTTTCTTTGAAAGGTAGGGGAACGCTTGCATCATTGAATACTGCAGCGTAGCCGCGTAAGCGCATTGTTCCATCTTCAGTTTGGCGTGCTTCAACATCTTGAACTGTAAATGTACGGCGTTCGATTTTTTTGCTCATTTTGCTCCTTGAATCGGCTTCAGCATCTAGTGCATCTATCTTGCTTTGCGCCCAGTTTTGCGCTCTATCACTGAAATTGGAATCTCCACCCCACAACAACCAGGCAACTAAACCTGCGCCTGGATATTCGGGATCTGATGGATTGTTATTTTTTGGTGCTTGCCCATCAACTTTATGGCGGGCAAACCAGGGTGCCATCTTGCGAACTTTGTTATCAGATATATTTCCTGCAGCCATCTCGCGTGCTTCACGCTTTGTGCCTTCAGTTAATCCATCTCCCCCAAAGCCTTCATCTAGGTATTTCAAACCGCGTGCTGCATTTTCTTGCATATATTCAGGTGCGGAAAATGGCATTACTGAACCTCATAAGCGGCTGAAGGATCTGCAGGATCAATTGTTGCAATTTGCTGCAATTGACTTGAAGGCAATCCGGTGTGCTTCATATCAGGCAAGCCAACTGCCTTAGTTACTGCTGCAGGATCAAAGCCAACCTGAATTAGACTTGCTGCAATCTCGGTGCGTAGCTTGAGGCCAACATCCTTGGCATCAGTTGCATCAATGTTTTGTAGTGGAACGCGGTACTCATCGCCACTTTCAATTGGTGCCATATCCTCGTAAGAGTGAACATCATTGATTGAAAGGAAACCTTCACGCAATCCCTTTGTGTAGGCATCATAACGCTCAATTGTTGTGCCACGCAGTAGCGCATCTAGGTTAAAGCGAATGAATCCATCAGATTCAGGCAACAATGTTGATAGTGATTGCTCGATTCGCTCCAAGATAGGGCGCAATGAGTGCTGCACGAATGAAAGGTTTTGTGCTTCAACAGATGCAAAAGACATTGCACCGGCTACAGGGTGGCCTAGTAGCGATAGTGGAACACGGAAAATACGGGCGATTTCTTCAACTGAGAAACGGCGTGTATCTAAAAGTTGAGCATCTTGGGCATTAATTTGAAGTGGAGAGAATGAAGCGCCACCTGAAAGGATGCCAATCTTGCCTGCGCGGTATGGGCCAGTGTGGCTAATGTTCCAATCACGGGCAATATCTGCTGCCTGCTCTTCAGTCATTTCACCGGGAACTGAGATAACCCCACCTGGATTAGCAGCGTTACCAAAGTATGAAGCGGCATAAGTATCGGCTGCCATCGCAGAGCCAATTGTTGTACGGCAAGCCGCAATTGGGCTTAATCCGTAGCGTTGACCTGGCAAACGGAAATCAGGGATGTGCATAATCTCGCGGCCATCAAGAATTTGCTCGTAAGTTCCCCCGCCTTCAATGCGAATCTTTACATAATAAATTAAAGGTTCACCTGGGCCACGGCGTTCAATGCGAACATAACGCGGATCAATAACATATAACTCTTTTACATCGCCCATATCATCACGCACTGTGAGGATGTAAGCGTTGCCTTCAAGTTTAAATGAAGTAACAATTTGCTCATAAAACTCAAGGCGTGTTGTTTCAGGGTTTGGGCGAGTTACCCATTCAGGCTGCTCTCCATAAACTGTTGCATAAGGCAGGCGATTACGGCCACGGCGTACATAAGCGGCAACCGGTAATGAGCTAACTGTATCTGCAAGCAAGCGAACGCAGGCATAAACAGTGGACATACGAATTGCAGATTCAGAATCTACAACAACGCCTGCGAGTGTTTCAAACGCAGGGCGGCCTGGAATCAATGGTTCGATGTATTGATTGTTAGCACGCTTTTCGCCTGATGCGTTGCTAAGGCGCTTAGATAAACTCATTAGTTAGCCTTTTCTGTTAA